ATTATTAACTTGGAAAGCAGCTGCATTAGGAGCCATAGCTTGAACATCACCATCTTCAGGAATATGAATTGTTTCTTCAGGACCCCATGTAAATGGTTCTACGTCTCCTACCACTTTAAGTGGAGGATGTATAGTAAGATCTAAAGCATCAGCTTTAAGATTTTCTAAGTGATCAATACGATACTGTAAGCCTACTAAGTTATCTAGTGGACCCATAGCATATAAGTTATCAGGACGTTTTCTCCAACCTACATGGAACTTACTATCTTGTCCTAGTAAAGAAGGATTATCCATTCTTCTTAAGATATAGCTTCTATCTAAAATAGTTATAACTTGATTTCTATAAAGTTTCTTTTCAATAGAATCATAGTAGTCACCTTCAAACTCTAAGATTTCTACATAACCTGACTGATAATATTCTTGTAAAGATCCAAAGCCATCTACTCTAAATGCTTCTGCTTTATTAATATCTTCTACTTTAAATTGAGATAGACTATTTCTAATTTCTAATGCTTTATCTACAGCTTCTTTATCATATTGTAATTCTGGTTTATCTTCCATATCAATCATAAGTTCACCTACAGATTTAATATATCTAGTAAACTTAGGTGATTCTTTAAATGAAGGAGTAGTAGGATTAAATACAATATCAAATGGAGAGATACGTTTTAACTTAGGACCATTATAAATAGTAGTAGGGTTATTATCTTTACTACCTTTTTCTACTTCATTAACATATTCTACTTCTGCAAAAGCATTACCATAATCAATATAGTCTGCTACTAATTGAGATATAGTTTCTTTAAAACCAGATTCTTTAGTTTTAGTTTTAAGATAAGCTTCAATAGCTTTACGTTTATTTACATATGTATCTTCTAAAGTAGCTCCCTCCCACTTCATCCAATCATCATTAGGAAATAACGCATCCATATAGTTAGCATGTAAGTTATCTCTAATCTGTGTTAACTTAGGTAATGTAGTTTTATTTTTCCAAGGTAAACTAGAATTAGATGTAGTTGTAGTATCTGTAGCAAATAAATAGTTACGTAACTCTCTCCATTCAGACTCTTTGTTCTGTCTTTGAATCCACCATTGGTTATACAAATGTGCAAGATTTCTTGCCATTGTATCTGGATTAATTGCTTTTTCAAATTGTGCTACTTTGCCTGCCATATACTTTCCTTAGTAAGATACTCCCCCAAAACGAGAGTGTGTTAATACATTAGAAGATACCATATTTACACTAGACCTTTGTCTAGGTACTATAGAAATAGCTACTGCGTTTGCTAATGCATCTTTAACATCATCATGAGGTGGATAAACTTGTGATAGTTCTTCTTCTAAGATCTGGCAATTACCACCTTTATAATGCCACATCTGTTGGTTATGATACTTAGGTTCTAGTGCTGCGTTAATACGTTGTCGTTTATCACCTAAGTGTCTAGTAGGTCTAAACTCATCAATAACTAAAGGTATACCATTAGGTTTAAGATAACTATCCTTAAGCTCTTTTACAATAGTCTGTTGTGCTACTGTAGTCTCAGCTCGTAGTTTTCTAAAACCCCACTTCTCCCAAGCTCTAATAATATGATCATAGTAATCTACAATCCTATCTGTTTTAAATCTATCTATATCTAACACATAGTAATTACTTTGATGATCTACACCTACAACTACTAATGCTGTACTGTCAGCTTGTTTACGTAGTGAGAAAGCAAAGTCAATTGCTGCAAAAATACTTAGCTTACGATCTCTAATATACCAATCACCTTCTCGGTTTTGTAATACAGCTCTGTCATAATACTGATAGTCTTCTGCATTTATATTAGCTGCTTCAGAGTTATTAGGATCATTATAGTACTGAGCATAAAACTGTGTAATGTCTACATACTTAGCTTTGATACGTGCTAGTTCTTTAGCATCAAATCCAAAAGCTTTACCATCTGATCGTTTTTGTTTAGACCAAAGAAACTCACCATCTGTTTCTACTACCTTTTGAAATAACTCGTAAACATTTTCTTCTGATTCTAACTCACCATTATCATCAAAGACTTGTTCCTTCATATTAACCATGGTATCATATATATCTCTAGGATGATAACGAGTACCCACAACCCACTCGAGAGCACCAGGATTTTCGATAGATGCCAACTGTGAGTATGCCGCAGAGACTTTAGATCTACCTTCTTCTGAATAAGCATTACCTGGCACCACAATATCATCAAGAACAACTACATCAGCGTGGAACCCAGTAGTATTACTGGTAAGCCCAACTGCTTTAACACTAGCATCTCGTATTCCTTCTAACTTACGTTTAGGATGATCTACTGCAATTTCTGCTACTGCCCACTTTTCTCGTTTACCTTCTTCTTCATGAATCATATCCTTCCAGTATCTACGATAGATGGGACTATCTATAATGTTTTTAATAGCATACAACTGTTTCTCTGCTAGGTCAGCCGTAGCTGATACATATAGTATTGTAGTCTCAGGATGTTTAGTTAACCACCAAGCAGTCCTATAAGCAATAAGCTTTGACTTCATATGTCCACGAGGTAACAATACTAATTGATTTTCTTTAGCATCTTGCCTACCCCACCATGAAATTAACTCTTCATGGATTGCACCTAACATTAAATGAGGTGCTACTAGTCGTATAAAAGTCAACAGATCATTCTCTGCTGCTTCTCTGATTTGGTCAATCTGACTCATTTATCTTATCTTTAAACCTTTTGTTCTCGTAAAATCTAAAACGTTTGTTAGTTTTCCAAACTCTTTTTCATAAGGCATAACAACTTGTGTTTTAATAGTTCTAACAGCATTTTTTCTACCTTCTTCAAAACCTTTTTTATACTTAGAAGATTTTAATAAATTTCTTCTTTTACCAGTTTTATCTTCATTAGGTTTAACAGAAGTGTTAGCTTTTTTTAAACCATACTCTACACCTTCATAGTATCCATGTTGAAAAGGACTTTTAAATTTTTTAGGTTTTTTAGTTTTAGGTATCTTAGTCCAACTATAAAACTTACCATTACTCATTTAATTCTCCTATACTTAGCCGTTTTCTTTTTAATACTATCTGGTTGAGATACAAACTGTTTACCTTTACGATTACCTGCAGCCTTAGCTGCGTTAGTAGCTTTTTTTTCAGCAGGGCTTAATGCTTTCCATGCTGCATCAGGTAAGTATCTTTTTTTACCTTTACTTGGAGTACCATCAGAAGTTCTCCACTTTTGTTTGGTCCAAGCTTTTAAACTCTTTTGTGATTTAGCTAATGGCATTATTTATATCCTCCACCTTTAGCTTTGTATTGTTTAGCCAACATCTGTGCTTTACGTGCTGACCACTGACCAGGTTTACCACCTTTACCACCTGCTTTAATTTTATTAAATAATGCTTTACGCATTGAAGGTTTAGTATAGTTACCTGCTTTGTTTACTGTACTTTTTTTTTTAGTAGCTACCATTTTACTTTATGACTCCAATATCTAGCACTCATTTTATCTGGGCTAGAGTCTTGAGCATTGTGTCTAGCATAGTAAGATTTCTTACGTGCTTTATCTTTAGCAGATGTAGGATTCTTACCTGCTCCCTTTACACCTTGTTGACCAAAACGTATTAGTTTAGTTTTATCACCTACTTTAGCTACAACTACATGGGATTTTTTAGGATGATTAGGAGTACGTTTAGGTTTGTTATAACCTGATACTCCAGCTCTAACTAATTTAGGATCTTTTTTAGTTGCCATTATTTTGTTAAACCTTTCTGTTTCTCATAAGTTCTTAGACCTGCTAACCCTAACATAGCAAAGGTTAACTCCATTAATACATCTGTTTGAAAGTCAGGTAATACTACAACAATGCCAAGTAAAGCTGACACCCACTGAGCCAGTGGTTGTAAAATAAACACGAAAAGAAAACCAAAAGCAGAGATCCAGCCAAGGCAAGGACGCCAACCAGCAACCCAAACACTACGATGAGCAGCTTCAATCTTATTTGTCTCAGCTTGAGCCAAACTAATCTGTGTTGCATTATCGATAAGAGTTTTTTCAATTTCACGTTTTGCTTTTTCTTTTGCATTTTTATCTGGAATAACCCTGTCTAAAACTGTTGATACTAATGGTAATATTGCATTAATCATTTTCTCTCCATACAGAACTCATAGCTAAACATAATAAACCTGCTCCTATACCTGTAACTATTGCTTCTGTTGTTGGTCCACCAAAACCTGATGGATGTAATATAAAATCTGAAATTGCTGTAAAAAATCCAATAACTCCTGCCATAGCAAATTTATTTTTTGTAACTTGTTCTTTATCTATTAATATAAATAATAATGTAGCTAATGAAGCTACTACTCCTACTTGTAATGCTTTACTCCAGTGACCTAATGTCATAATAATAAGGTTACCTTGAGTCATAGCAACCATACATGAAGTTGTTGACTCGCTTAATCTTTTAGTAAATACATTTAAATATTTATTCATTTAAGCCAGTTCCATAAGTTACTTAGTTTTACTAGAGTTGTTTTTACTTTTCGATGTACTCGATCTTGAATAAGGCTGTAACCCTCTATGATCAATATAACCGCAAGTATATAAAGAATCCACGTCATTTAGTTTTCTCCTTATTGATTGACATATCCTACTTAACATTATATATTATTACTAATAACAGTTACGACAATAGCACCAAATCCAACCAATGCTCCCCATATTAGTTTCATCAACATGCTCTCAATGCGATCTAAACGCTTATGTATGGTAGCATAGCGTTCTGCACAGAGTTTCTCGTGGGCTAGTAGTTCCTCGTGTGGTGTCATTATACTGCGTCTATTTCTGCTTGAGTTGGCATAGTTTCTGTTGCGTGATTCCACTCTCTGATGTAATCGTTACCGACTGCTACCTTACCTGCAGGTGGTGTAGTTGCATCGTTTTGCAAGACGATTGTGCCATTCATTGGGTCAAAGTCATCTGCTGTTAAGTTTGTTTTTACTAATAAAATCTTGTCATATAATGTTGCCATTGTTTTCTCCTTA